ATTTTATGTGCGTCATGCCTAAATCGTAGTCTTCTTCTATGTATTCTTTAGCGAATACGCCAGAGCCTTCAATATCGCTTTCGCCTATTTGTAAAAAATCAGGCAAAGGTTTGTAATAAAACTTATTATACTGACTCATGTTATTGAGTTATGTAGAGTTTTATCTGTATCCGCCGCCGCGTTTTTTGTATGTTCTAACTAACCAAGCGTTGGCATATGCTGACGGATAAACTTTAAATTTACGCTTAGCTTCTGCTTTTACCCTTGCATATAAAGATGGATTAGTTGGTGTTGCACCTTTCTTTTTAGTTGTGCTTTTTTTTCTTTTAGTTGCGCTACCACCTTTTTTTAATTTAAGAGCAGCTAGTTTTTTTGCTTGTCTAGCATGAGTATTACTAGCTTTTTTTAAATCTCTTGATACTTTTTTAACAGTTCTCTTTACATTTCTTTTAATTGCCATTTAACACTTCCATCGTCTTCTTGCTTGTCTCAACCTAGAATTAGGATTTTTTGCTGCTTTAGGGAACTTCTTCATTTGTCCAGCAGATCTAGCGCAAAAAGATTTACGTCTTTTCGCTGCCTTACTACCTTTCTTGACTTTCCCCGTGACAGCAGTTTTTAACTTACTACCAGGATTTAACTTACGATAAGCTTTAACACCAGCCTTAGTCATGCCAGCTCCCGACTTAGTTGGTCGGAAGTTCTTTTTATTTCTAGGCGGCATCTTGCCTTTTTTTCTAGTAGTCTTAGCCATTTGTGATCTTGTTATCGCCATAATATTATTACACAAAAACTGAAGTTGTAGTCTTGTTTGAAGTTACAGTAACAGAACCTACAGATCCAACAGCTTCTCTAACTCTTGATCCTATACTGCCATCAACTTCTAAAGTCATGGTTATATCGTGCCAAGCTGTGCCGTTCCATATTTGTAATTTATTTATGGTGGTGTTGAAAATAATACTACCAGCGTTAAATATTGTTTGATTTCTTCTCTCGGTAGAAAACTGGTCAGTATTGCTTGGATCAAACTCACCTAAATTAAGTTCTAATATTCTGGTTAATCTATTAAAAGAATCAGATGTTACTTGTGTTTCTAACGATACAGGCAGTCTTGTCTGTAATAGTTTAGCCATTACTGACGTCCATCTAATCTAATATCATAACGAGTAGATCCTAATCGCCAGCCAACACCGATGTTACCGCTATTTCCATCATTAGACGCTAAACGTAAAACAAACTGTCTACCTCTAGCTCTTATGTGATTTTGTTTTGTAGATGGAGTTACATTAGCTGTAGAGGCAGTTGTTAAACTATCTCCAGGGAAGTTTCTAACCTTAGTTATTAAATTAACATTTGAATTAGAATCGTTATCTAAAAATTTTATATCTGGAATAACTCTTCGCAAGAAAGCAAATTTATCTCCATCAGTTAAATCCATGTCAGCGGATTCTATAAACACATTAGTCATTTCAGATCCGTCATCATCAAAACCTATTTCGTGCTGATAAATATAACCTCCGCCTGCTGCTTGCGGATAGTTTTCTATGTTTGAATCTAACCAAGCAGTTCTTGATAGTTGTCCGTAGTACCAAACTTGTTCTGCGTAATTATAAATAACGTATCTATCAACCTCAGTGGCACTAGCGGATGGATAAAACCATCCTACTTCAGAATGTTCGTTATTAGTAAAAGCATGTATTTTAAAAGCTTGATCACTATTTAAATCACTGAATACATAGTTTCTAACTGTGCAAGGTATTTGTTGCACCGTTCCATTGTATAAGTAAAAAGCATCGTAACTCATAAAGAATACACCACCTGGCGCTGTTACTGCGGCGTTTGGACCTAATAAACCCGTTGATTCGTTTATTAAGTTAAGACCAAAAGTAAACGGCGGGCCTATGAATTGCATGCTATATAAAGATGTATCAGTAAATACCATAATCTCTTGTCTTGACTTAACCGCACCAATTATTTGTGAACCAGATGATAAACGTAAATCTCCAGCAGAGTTTGTGCTTAAGGCTTCAAATTGCAAAGGATCTTCTTGATCGCTGAACGCTATTAACATGGGATCAACTTCTCCTGTTCTTGTGCCATCTGAGCCTATTGGATCAGCGCCCAATACAATTAAGTGTCTATCTGTTTCCGAAGTTAATACTTGAAGTGCTTTTGTTGGAACTAAATTAGCTCCAGTAGCTGTTGATAATAAACTTGCTCTGGTTGTTGTGCCATCGTTTTCTACCCAACGAAACAATCCGCCGTTTCTAATGTTTAACATTAAGTCTTCACCGTAATTGTCGTGTTGCCATATTCTTAAATTAGCTATGGCAGATTGTATACCTGTGCCCGCTGCTTGACCCCAACCGTTAAAATCGTTGGCTGAACTAGCGTTACCTGTAACTAATTGCACGGTAGCTCCATCGCTATGCGCTGCTGCGGTTGTTCCGCTTACTCCTCTTGTGCAACTGCTCAAAGTATGAGTGGACACGGTACCTATTGTTATAAGTTCGCTACCAATTAATATAGTATCGCCATCAGCAAACCCAGTGCCATCAGTTAGCACTATGGTTGTATCAGAATCCGATATACCGCCAGAGTCATTTAAAGTTGTTGTTAGAGCTCCGTCTGTAGTACCGCCCCAAAGACCTGCTCCCCAACCAGTAGAACTTACCACCACATCTAGTCCAGTGTTTATTTGATATACAAAATCTGTTGCAGAGCCACCATTACTAGTATCACTGCTATTAGCTGTAACGGTATTGCCGCTCGTATCTTTAGCAACTATCGTGTATTTATTACCGTCTATTATGGATGCTATTTGATACTCTTGATTTAAAACGGCAGCTGTAATGTTTCCATTTCCACTTCCATTGTCTAAAGCAACAGCCCCAGAAATAGTAACAAAATCATTTAACACAGCTCCATGAGCATCGTCTGTTACTGTGATTGTTGAGGAACCATCAGCGGCGGCAAAAGCGTTATTAGTATTGCTGTTAGTTAATCTGATTGGTGTAATATCAGCATAAGCACCGCTATTTTCTGATATGTAATATTTAAAATGCGTACCAATACCTAAGTATTTAGTACCCGATAAAGATATCCAATTATGTAAAGCTCTAGCTGTTCCTTGGTAAAGTGTGCTAATGGCTTTTTGCCAGCCACCAAATTTTTCTGGATGCCCCATGCGAAAGCGCACTAAATTACAATCAAACCACCCGCCTTCGTTATCATAAGCAGTTCCTTCTCTATTAATGCCAGGGTTAAATGTAGTCTTTTGTAAAGGCATAAAATATCTTTTTAATTATCAGCAAATAATACCGATTAACCATTCCCCTGTCTAATGACGATGGTTGAATCGCTGCCGCCGTTGACTTTTACCTCGTTTACCACGCCGTCTTGTTCCAGTACGACGGTGTAACTGTTGCCGCTATCTATGTTTATAGCTGCGCTAGATCCCACGGCTCTGCTTAATTTTATCTTTTCTCCGGTAACTATTGTAGTTATTTGTGTTTTTGTGTCTTGTCCTACCGCCGTGCCCTTGATGCTAGTGGATGTGGCTTCTTGTGCTAATCGGTCCTCATCGTCTATTTTATCTAGCTCGCTGATGATATCTAACAGATCTTCTAAGAAGTTTACGTTTAGTGCATCGTAGTCTAACTCGGTAAACTCTAGTCCTTCTTCGCCTAAGTTTTCTTCTGCTAGATAATCAATATCTAGTTCGTTGAAGTCCAATATTGGATCCACTTTGTCTGTAGTCCCTTGCTCTTCATCAAGAGATCTAGAACGTTTGGGTGGCGTTACGATAAGCATGTTATCGATGAAGTCTAACGATAAGTCTAGTATCACGGGTTCGCTAGGGGCGCTTTCTAATGTAGTAGTAGTGGTCGCTTGAAAAGCTTGGTTTAACACAACCGTACCCATATCAGTTGTTATTGATATCTCACCTGACGGTGCTCCGTCTTGGTCTGGTAGCAGTATAAATAGAGACTCTGAAGTATCTGGGTTTACAGTAACGCTAAAGTCTGTGCCTCTTATACCAACGGTAGCTGAGTTAGTGCGCAACACCATATTCTCTTTAGCTACTTTGCCAGTAAGCCCAGTGGTAAAACGAGCTGTACCTTTTAGAAAGTTGACGGCAAGTTTTGATTTAGATGGATCTGGGTCAAAAATAAACTCGTCTATGATGACCATAGAGTTTTCAGTTATCTTTATGGTAGTGTCGTCGACAAAGCGTATGCCCATGCGGCCTGCTTCAGTTTGCGCTTTATCGTACGATTGCACAATAAAGTCTTGAATCACAGCAAAAGATTCGTCCCTTTCTATTTGAGCAAAGCCTGATACTTCTTCTACTGAACCGACATCAAGGGCAACTTGTGGACGTTCCTTGGTCGTTTTGGATAATGCAGAAAGATCCATTTGAGCCGTTACTAATGACCCGTAACCAATCGTTATCCAAAGTAGAAGCTTGTGTAACATTTAACGTTCTTGAACCACCTGTGTGATCTAAATAAAAGTAGCCACCTTGGTAGCCATCGCCATTATAGTTTATCGTATTATCCGAACCGTCTACATCCATGTAGTTAGTAGCCAAGTCTACATCTATGTCAGAATCTATGGTGTTGTTTGAACCGTTGATTATCCAATCTAAGTCAAGGGTAGATGCCATAGCGTTTGTTGCTTGATCTAACGACATATCGTAACTGGATCCGGTAACTTGTATGTTGACGTTGCTTGAGTCAGCTCCGTAAGTATTGCTTGGATCAGTCTGAATATCAAAAATATTTGAAGAACCGCTAAACTCAAAGAAACCCGTGTACGAGTCTGCATAGATATCTCCCCTAAATAAGTTGTTCGAACCTATTTGATTGATATCTAATGTCATTGTCACACCGTCTAAATCCAAAGGTGTCATACTACCCGCTGCTGCTGTAGCGCCACCTATTAAGTTGCCAGAACCTAATTGTTCTACATCAATATTTATAGTGTTGCCAAC